TTACTACCAAAGGCAGTTGCCGCATTTTGTACTGATTTATTAATGTTGATAGCCATTTTTTATATTGCCTCTTGTTTTATGTATTTATAGGTATTATAATAGTAGTATATAAAAGGAACTACAAATCAATGAGAAAAGTAAATTACCTAAACAACAAAGACATATTAAAAGAAATTCACAAGTCAAAAAAGACCTATTGCAGTTACATTGACAAGGAAACAGACAGTGATTATGATATGATCTTGCATAGTGTTAGTAAAATCAACAAGAAAAACATATTAGAAGCACGTAAGGCCCGTTGCGAACGCTTGGCTAAACTACAAGTAGACGCATTTGCTAAAGAAGGTGTCAAGCGAAAGGTAGATGAGTTTTTAGTTCCTACTAAAGAAATGCCTGCCACAGATGTAGTATTTCGTGTTATGACATTTGAACATATTCCAATTGATGATGTTAAGCAGGCCAAAGCAGATGAAAAGGCTAGACTTGAAGCAGAAGATGAAAACATCACAACAGAATATGATGATGAGCCAGAAAAAGCACGAGGTGCTAAAAAATATGTCAAGGTAAACTTTCCTCCGTTCTATCACTACCGTGTAGATGAAAATGGAGAGCCATACATCGTGGGTAAAAGTCATTGGAAGGGAGATTTTGATAACGGCAAGTTTTCAACTGACCACGGTCATATGACTCCTACACTAGCAAACATGTTTATGAAACTGGTAGAACGTTATGCTACTAGATCAAATTGGCGTGGCTATACCTATAATGATGAAATGCGTAGTCAGGCCCTATTACAATTAAGTCAAATTGGTCTACAGTTTGATGAGTCAAAATCAGACAATCCATTTGCTTATTACACTGCGGCCATTACCAATTCATTTACTCGTGTGCTGAATATTGAAAAACGTAATCAAAATATTCGTGATGACATTTTAGAAATGAACAACTTTGCACCTAGTTATACTAGACAAAATTCAGGTATGGGTGGCGGTGGAAGTTACGACGAATAATGGTAATCCAAGTCGTAGACTGTAACGACTTAACATGTGTATAATATAATATATGGCAAATTTATTTAAGAAAGCGGCGATTCTGACTGACATCCATTTTGGTCTGAAATCTAACTCAACCACACACAACGAAGATTGTCTTAACTTTGTAAAATGGTTTATTTCAAAAGCCAAAGAAGAAGGCTGTGAAACATGCCTAATGCTGGGTGACTGGCATAACAACAGAGCGGCAATCAACATTGTTACACTTAACTACAGTCTACAGGCACTTGAATTACTAGGCAAAGCATTTGATAGAGTGTTTTTTATTCCAGGTAATCACGACTTATACTACAGAGATAAACGTGATATTCAATCAGCAGAGTGGGCTAGACATATTCCAAACATTGAGATTGTAAATGACTTTCACAAGGAAGGTGATGTATCATTTGTTCCTTGGCTAGTTGGCGATGATCATAAAAAGGTACAAAAGATTCAAGCCAAGTATATGTTTGGACATTTTGAATTACCCAGTTTCTATATGAATGCTATGGTACAGATGCCAGACGTAGGTGAAATATCAAGAGATCATTTTAAAGGTGTGGATCATATGTTCAGTGGGCACTTCCACAAACGTCAAACTAATAAAAATATTACCTATGTTGGCAACTGCTTTCCGCACAACTATGCAGATGCTGGAGATGATGAACGTGGCATGACTGTGCTAGAGTGGGGCGAACAACCTAAACATTTCAGTTGGCCTGATCAACCTAAATATAGAGTTTACAATTTAAGTGACGTACTTAAAAAGCCAGAAGCACTATTACTACCAAACATGCACTGTCGTGTTAACCTAGACATTGACATTACCTATGAAGAAGCAACATTTATCAAAGAAACATTTGTTGGTACTTACAATCTACGTGAACTTACACTGATACCTGTTAAAGAAACCACAATAGGTGATGACATACAGTTAGGCAACGTAGCATTTGAATCCATTGACACTATTGTCACTAATCAATTGACCAGTATCCAAAGCGATACATATGATCCTAATATACTATTAGACATCTATAGAAATTTATAGTAAAATATTAATATGCTTAAAATAAAAAGCCTAACAGTTAAAAACTTTATGAGTGTTGGTAATTCAACACAGGCAGTGGACTTTGACCGTAAAGACTTAACGTTGGTGCTAGGTAAAAATATTGATCTCGGAGGCGATGATAGTGGCGCCCGTAATGGAACCGGTAAGACCACTATCATCAATGCCCTTTCATATGCGTTCTATGGTGTTGCTTTAACTAACATCAGGAGAGATAACCTGGTTAACAAAACCAACGGTAAAGCCATGTTAGTTACTGTTGACTTTGAACACAACGGCATTGACTACAGAATTGAGCGTGGACGTAAGAAAAACATATTAAAGTTTTACATAGGTGGTGAAGAACAAGAAGCAGAAGATAGTGCCCAAGGTGACAGTCGTGAAACACAAAAAGAAATAGAACGTTTGCTCAATATGAGTCATGAAATGTTCAAACACGTGGTAGCACTTAACACTTACACAGAACCTTTCCTAGCACTTAAACCTAACGATCAACGTGCTATCATTGAACAGTTGTTGGGTATCACAGTTCTATCTGAAAAAGCAGATGCGTTGAAAGAAGAACAAAAACGTATACGTGATGCTATTAAAGAAGAAGAATACAAAATCAAAGCAGTACAAGATTCAAATGAAAAAATGAAAAGTCAAGTTGACTCAATCAAACGTAGACAGGCACTATGGATTAAGAAACACGAAGATGATGTTAACGAAGTTAAAGGTGCTCTAGAAGAATTACAAAAGATAGACATTGACGAAGAAATCAAACAGCACAAAGACTTAGCCAAGTGGAATGAAACTGTGGTTGCTCGTGAACAAGTTGAAAAAGCAATTACGCAGGCAGAGCGTGACTACAAACGTGAAGAAACTGCTATCAACGGACTTAAATCAGATTTAGAAAGTCTACGTGAACATAAATGTCATGCTTGTGGACAAGAAGTACATGATGAAAAACATGATGAGTTGTTAGCCACTAAAGAAGCAAGTCTTAAAGATGCTGAACAAGAACATGCTAAACATTTAGAAACTTATCAGGAACTAGTTAGTGCTTTAGAAGAACTAGGTGAAGCAGGTAACAAACCTAAAACATTCTATTCTAAACAAGAGGATGCTATACATCATAGATCAAGTTTAGGAAATCTAGAACTACAGTTAACTGCTAAACAAAATGAAGAAGATCCATATGAAGAACAAATTGCTGAAATGGAACAGCAAAGTGAAGAAGAAATAGATTATGGACCTATCAATGAATACAAACGTGTACAAGAACATCAAGACTTCCTATATAAACTTCTGACTAATAAAGATAGTTTTGTTAGAAAACGTATCATTGATCAGAATTTAAGTTATCTAAATGCTCGCCTAGGACAGTACCTTGACAGGATAGGTTTGCCACATACAGTCACTTTCTTAAATGACCTTTCTGTGGAGATTACTGAACTAGGTAGAGATTTAGATTTTGATAATTTATCAAGAGGTGAGCGTAACAGACTTATATTAAGTTTAAGTTGGGCATTCCGTGATGTTTGGGAAAGTTTATATCAACCAATCAATTTATTGTTTATTGATGAGTTAGTAGACTCAGGTATGGATGCTAGTGGTGTAGAAAATGCCATGGCTATACTTAAGAAAATGGCTCGTGAGCATAACAAATCCATTTGGTTAGTATCACACAGAGATGAACTAGCAGGACGTGTAAATAACATAATGACCGTAATCAAAGAAAATGGATTTACAATGTATGATACCGACGTTGATGTTGCCTAAAATTTTACATCTTGAATCTACAGATGCATGCCAAGCCGCTTGTCCTCAATGTGCTAGAGAATTTGATACTTCATTTGATAAAAATAATCTACATCATTTAACAGTTGATCAGATCAATAAATTGTTAATACCTGGTACTATTAAACAGTTAGACAAAATGTATATGTGTGGAGACTACGGTGATCCAGCCGCTGGTAAGTACACATTAGAAATTTATAAACATTTTAGATCACTAAATTCTAATATTACTCTAGGTATGAACACTAACGGTGGCATTAGAACTACAGATTGGTGGAAAAAACTAGCACAAATATTGAATTGTGATCAAGATTATGTAATTTTTAGTCTTGATGGCTTAGAAGATACCAATCATATCTACAGAGTAAATGTTAATTGGCAACGTGTTATGGAAAATGTTCAAGCATTTATATCTGCCGGAGGCAATGCACATTGGGATATGTTAGTGTTTGAGCACAACGAACATCAAGTTGAAGAATGCGAACAACTAGCACGTGAACTAGGATTTAAATGGTTTAGGGCCAAGGCTAGCCGACGACATATTGAATATCCTGTTAACTTTTTAAATCCCCCAAAAGAGTATAATAATCCTACAGTAGAAAAAGGAAAAATAAAGTGTCAAGCACTTAGTGAAAACAGTCTTTACATTTCGGCACAAGGAAAACTGTATCCTTGTTGTTGGTTAGGTCCAACAGAATATTCAATTGATAAGTTTGACAAAATACAAGAGTCTTGGAATTCTGATAATCCTTATTATCTTTGTAAAATAACCTGTACAGAACAAAACAATAAAAGTAGTTTTACTAACCAATGGCAGAGAGAAATAGAATTGAACTAGAAATTTTTCCATGGCGTTAACCGGTGTTAAATATTGAAACAAGGAGAATACAATGGCAGGTCCAGCAAGAGTACACCCAGGTAAACGTAAGGCAAATCCAAACTTTACCAAAAACGAAAAACCCCGTATCAAAGGGTGGAGTAAGGCAAAGTTAGAAGAGGCTGTTGAAAAAGCACAGCGTAACAAAGAAAAAGCAAGATATCGTCGAGAGATAGAAAGACGATTTTCAGTAGTTTAATTTCAATAAGGAAATAATAAAATGGCAACAATACATGAACAAATCGTAGAACAATTTAATGCCTACGTAGCAGAAGCAGAAGTATTTGATGGCAAAGGTGTTAAAGCCGCGGCCGCACGTGCTCGTAAAGCACTAGGTGAACTAGGTAAACTTGCTAAGGCAAGACGTGCTGAAATTCAAGACAAAAAGAACTCAATGTAATTATGGCATCATATGATAATCCTTGGACTTACCAGGGCAAACCTTTTGAGTCTGAGGATATCAATGACAACTATGGGTTCGTATATAGAATCACAAATACAGAAAATGGACATGACTATGTAGGTCGTAAATTTTTCTGGACAGTAAAGAAGAGACCACCTCTAAAAGGCAAAAAGAACAAACGTAGATCAACAGTTGAAACAGATTGGAAACAATATTGGGGATCGTCAGACAGGCTCACTAAAGACATAGACCAACTAGGCAAAGATAAATTCACAAGAGAAATTATCTATCTCTGTAAAACACGTGGAGAAACCAACTACATGGAAGTGTATTTTCAAATTACAGAACATGTGTTGTTGAGAGAAGATAACTACAATGGGATCGTTAACGTTAGACTAGGTAACGGCTCCGTCAAAAACATATTAGTAGAAGATTTAAAGAACATTTAACAGTCGCTGATGCAGATATATTTCTGTGTCCTATGAGGAGATCGTGCTATGCACGTGGAACCCTTGAGAGTAGACTCAAGGACGGGACGACAAAGGCAATCAACTAGGTTTAAAACCCAAATGATGTAGGCTCTGAGAAAA